GATCGTGCCGTCTGGGCCGAAACGTGGAACAAGGCAGCCTTAGTGGTGGCCGGCGAGGCCACGACGACGCAGGTGGCGTTCACCGACACACGCAGCCTGCAGGCGTTCACGGCGCTGGCTGTCGACATCGCGTGGCGGCGTATCGGCGGCCACGTCCCAGGCTCTCAGGAATCGCTCAGGAAGGCGGTTGAGGCAGCCTACGGCACCGCAGTTGGATCAGACGTGGTGCCCGTCACGGCCGAAGTGCGGGCCGTCTACGTTGAGTTCGCCAAAGCCGTGGCATGGGCCGGCGTCAACGGAGGCTGAGCCGTGGCCGACTTCCTGCCCTTGATGGGCTACCAGCCCAACCGAGCAGGCACCGATGCGTTCCTGGCGTCGCTGCCACGCCCGATGCTGTCGCAGGCCGGGCCTGACCTAGTGCTCGACGAGAGCCGGGACGTGTTCCTGGGTTCGGCGCTGCTCAAGTGCGACCCAGGCTGGAAGCGTGGGGCACAGAAGATCGGGTCGTGCGTGGGATGGGGCTGGTCGCTGTCTTGCGACATCTTGGCTTGCTGCGACGTGCTCTTGCGTGGCGAAACCGAGACATACGGTGGCAGGACGCTAGAGGCCAGCGTCTACGGGTTTAGTCGCGTGGAGGTACGCGGGCAGCGGAACCTAGGCGGCGACGGGTCGTACGGCGGCGCGGCAGCCAAGGCCGTCACGAAGTTCGGCACGCTGCACTACGGAATCGACTACGGCGGCACGACGTTCACGGACAACAGCGGCAGCCGTGAGAAGGAATGGGGCCGTGACGGTGTGCCCGACAACCTCGAACCGTACGCTGCACAGCACAAGGTCAGCAGCGTGGCCATGGTCAAGACGTTTGAGGATGCCGCCCGCGCAATCCAGAACGGCTACCCGGTGGCCGTGTGCTCGATGCAGGGCTTCACAATGACGCTGCGAGAGGGCGGCTACCTGACGCCGGCTGGCACTTGGGCACATTGCCAAATGTTCGCCGGCGTGCGCTGGAAGCCCTACCCTGCCCTGCTCTGCGTGAACTCGTGGGGCGACTGCTATTCGGGCGACGTGGACAAGTCGCTGCCCGTGCAGTTCCAGCGGTCTTCCGGCTGGGTCCGTGCCGACACATGCACGCGGATGCTGGCCGGCGAAGACTCGTTTGCCCTGTCTGGATACGACGGATTCGCCCCCCGCAAACTGCCAGAGAACTGGCTGGAGCGCATCCTGTGAGAACTCTGCTGATTTGCTGCGTTGTGCTGTCCGGTTGCATTTCGCGGCCGGACGATGCCGCCATCACTGCCGACCTGGCGTGCGAGACGGCCCGCCTGGTGCTCGTCATGCGTCAGCAGCCGGCCCCGGCCAGCGACAAGTGCGAGAACTGCGACGGCACCGGCAAGATTGGCGACGGCCGAATCGTGATGACGTGCCCTGTGTGCAAAGGCACGGGCAAGAAACTCAAAAGCGTTCTGCAGTGTAAGGACGGCACATGCCCCAAATGAACCTCCAGCAGCTGACAGACCACGTGTGGAACAGGCTCACGCTGCAAAAGCACGTGGCCGGCAGGCGACTCGTGGACCGCATTACGCGGCGAGCCATCCGACAATGGCCCGTGGCTGTTCTGGCCCAGTGCGATGACGCACAGGCACAGGTTGTCGGCACCTACTACACCCGCACCATCACGCGGCAGGCCCGGCAGGAATACGGCATTGGCATCATCCTGTCGCTCGTCCTCGGCGCTCTCGTGCAAGAGATCGTCAAGCTGCTGATTCAATGGTGGATGGACCATCGCGGTGAAATGCGTGGCATGGTCAGGGAGTGCGGAAATGACGACTGAGGAACTCAGGGCCGGCGCCGTGGACATTTTCTTCAAGATTGCAGATCGCTTCGGTGTACCAGTTGTGATACTCGCGGTGGTGCTGTACTTCGGCCGCGAGGCTTGCCAGGTCATCTACAGTGGCGCGATTGAGCCCGTGGTCAGTTCACACGTGCAGTTCCTGGAGACGACCAGCGAAACGCTGCACGAGATCAGCAAGGTGCAGTCGCAGCAGGAAGAAACGTTGCGAGAACTGGCCGCCGGCCAAAGCGAAATCAAAGCGGCCGTCACGCAGAGGAACTAAGCCATGGCGATGAACCAACGGACGATGCGGCCACGGGCGTCGAGCGTGACGTATCACACCGAAGCACTGGCGTGGAAGACGGCCGCAGAAGCCAATGGCGGCACTGTCAGCACGCCCACGCTGGCGGCCGTGTCGACGTTCTGCACAGCCATTGACGCGGCAGGAATCCGTTCAAAGTTCCTGCGACTGAACCTGATCTGTGGCGGAAACCTTGCGGCGGCCAGGGTGCCACTGTATCGGGCTGGCGCATCAACTGGCACGCAGTACGGGACAACCACAGACACAAACGTCGGCCCGTTTGTGTCGGCTGATTACGGGGAGGCCACTGGCCTGAACGGGAACGGCAGCACCAAATACTTTGACACGGGCCTGACGATTGGCACAGTCAAGGCATTCGGTGCTGACTACGACAACTGCCACGTCGCGGTCTACAACCGCACGAGCCAGACTGGTCCGCACTTCGGTGCAGCGGATTGGGGTAACTTGTATTTCTCAAATTCGCTGGCGATGGACGCAGGGTTGACCACACCGTCCATCGCAGACGGCGTCCCAATGCTACGTGCAGGAGCTGTTAACTACGGCGAGGGCGAACTCTTAGGCTCATCGACAGGCTACGGATTCCATCTGGGCGTGAAGACCGGAGACACGGCTGGCGCATACGAGTTGAACGGCACTGACATCACTGACTCGTCCACGTCGTTTGGCTTTTCTTTTGACACTACAGACGCGAGCCCGCTGTTTTTCATGGGGGCATCGGATGGATCTGCCCTGTACCAGGCGTGCGATGGGAGGCTCTCGCACTACTCAGTCGGCACGTCGATGACTGGTGCCCAGCGCGCCGCCTACTACGCGGCGGTTATCGCATTCCAGACCGCGTTGGGGAGGAATGTCTGATGAGTTGGCTATCTGTCACAGACCAGCAGCGCGATGCGGTCACGGTTCTGAATACCACGTCAAACGGCGTGCGTGTCAACGTCGTCAAAGGAACTCAAGGCGGATGGCTGGCCAACGCTGACGCATTGGCTGACGCTGTTCCTGGCGGGCTGCTCGAGCAGTTCGCCGCATGGTACGCCAGCCTCACGCCCACGGATGACGTTCCCGCACCACGGCCGCCCAGGCCGAGACGCTAACTGCAAGAGAACAGCCACACCACATAGGCTCTAGGCACAGGAGACAACGCATGGCCGACGCACAAATCTATCGCCGCACCCGCACTGTCGACATCACGCTCACGACGGCAACCTCGAGTGCCACCACGCTGAACCTGGCCGACATGGCAGGCGCCGTCGTGTCGTTCGGCACCATGAGCACGAACGCCTCCACGCTGCAGATGTGGGGCTGCGACACGGAAAGCGGAACCTACAAGCGGGTGTACAAGGCCGACGGCAGCGTGGCTGACGTTACGCTGGCGCCATCGACTGCGGCGGGCCGGATCTATGCCATGCCCGACGAGGTTTACGCCCTGCCCTTCCTGAAGATCCTGAGCGCCCACACGGCCGCCACCGGCGTGGCCGGCGTCGTGGTGTTCAAGAGCTAGACGTGCCACAGCGCATACCAACGCACAGGCCACCACGCCTGCGTACGGCCCAGCGCCGTGACGAGAGCGGACGGCCAAACGCCGCCGCTCGTGGGTACTGCGACAAGGCTCACAAGAACTGGCGGCAGGCCGTGCTGACCAGATGCAACTGGCAGTGCGTTGATTGCGGCACTGTGGCCTATGGACGCGACATGCACGCTGACCACGTCCTGCCCATCAGCCAAGGCGGTGAGCGGTACGACGTGGCCAACGGTCAGGCCAGGTGTGCGGCTTGCCACGCACGCAAGACGCTGCGTGAGACGCGGAACAGGGCACTGCCGCAAAATGCTACAGGGTAGGGGCGGATCGAATCATGGGGGCCGCGCACAAACCAAACCCCACGGTTTCCTTAGATTTTTGGGCCTGCGACTAAAGGCTAGGGGGTAGGTCATGGGCCGCCGAGGAAAGCGCCCGCAGCCAACGAATCTCAAGATCCTGCGTGGCAACCCTGGCTGCCGCCCAATCAACAAGGCCGAGCCGCAGCCGCCAGCCGATGGCGTTGTAATGCCTTCGCACTTGGGCGAGGTGGCCGCCGGCAAGTGGGCTGAGCTGCTGCCGCTGCTTCAGGCGGTGAAGGTGATGACGCGGGCCGACATTGAGGCGCTTGCACGCTACTGCGACACGTATGAGTGGTGGCTTGCAACCCGTGCGAAACTCAAGAAAGAGGGCGACACCTACCCAATCCTCAACGACAAGGGCGAGGTGAAGTACATCGCACAGCGTCCCGAAGTCTCGATAGCCAACAAATTAGCGGCCCAACTTCGTCAGTTAGAGAGCGACTTTGGCCTATCGCCGGCAGCAAGAACGAGCCTAAAGGTGGAGCCGGATGCCAAGGAAGAAAGCGTCCTCACCAAGTTCCTTGCCCGCCGCCAGAAGGCGTGAGTGGGTCAACGGGTTCACGTACGACCCGACAGACCCTGAGCTCATCATTGAGTTCCTTGAGGGCGTCTGCGTCCACACCAAGGACGGGGCGACCGCAAAAGCAGGCGAGCCAATCAGGCTTTTGGATTGGCACAAGGACGAAGTGATCAGGCCGCTCTACGGCTGGAAGGACAAGGACAAGCGGCGGCGTTATCGCGTCGCCTACTTTGAGGTTCCCAAGAAGAATGCCAAGAGCACGCTGTTGTCGTGCCTGGCTATCTGGCACCTCGTCATGGAAGGCGTTGGCGAGTTGGGTTGCATTGCGGCTAAGGATCGCAACCAGGCCGGAATCATCTATGACGAAACTGCCAAGATGATATTGGGATCGCCAGAACTTCGCGGCCTGCTCGAGGTGATTGATAGCCGCAAGACGATCGTCAACCGCAGCAATAACAGCAGCCTGCGTGTCATTTCCCGTGACGCTGGATCAGCAGAAGGCCCATCGTACTCTTTTGTGTTCTTTGATGAACTGCACGCCCAGCCTGACCGCAAACTATGGGAAGCCCTGCGGTACTCTGGCCGCTCTCGTCCGCAGCCGCTGATCTGCACCATAACGACGGCAGGCAGCGATCGGCAGTCCATCTGCTGGGAGCAGCATGAGTATGCCGAGCAGGTGATTGCTGATCCGGCGTATGACCCGCGTTTCTACGGGCGGATTTGGGCCGCTCAGAAGGACGTGGACGATTACTTTTCTCCGGCTGTCTGGAGGCGATGCAATCCCGGCATGGGCGTGACCATGACCGAGGAGTCATTTGCGGCTGATGCGATGGAAGCCAGGAACAAGGCCACAAAGCTCAACGGCTGGCTGCGTTACTCATTGGGAATCTGGACAGAGACAAGCAATCGGTTTTTGGATCCTGACAAGTGGGCCGCATGTGCGTTGCCGCCGCCAGTGCCGCTCGCAGGCAGGCCGTGCATCCTCGGCATGGACTTGTCAAAGAGCACTGACCTGTCTGCTGTCACGGCGCTTTTCCCGCATGAGGATGGCACGTTCGACGTGGACTGCATGCTGTTCAGTCCGCGTGACCTCATCATGGAACGCGAGCGAACAGACCGCCAGCCGTTCCAGCACTGGGTCAACGAAGGGTGGATCACGGCCACCAGCGGCAACGTGATCGACCACGGCGTCATTCGTGAGTACGTGCTGGAGTACGCCAAGAAACACCAAATTGAACGTGTGCTGATGGACATGTCCGGTGCCGTGCAGTTGGGCGTGGAACTGCAAGGAGCGGGGCTGACCGTGGAATCATTTGGGCAGGGTTTCCGCTCAATGAGCAGCCCTACCAAGTTGCTGGAGAGCCTGGTGCTCCAGCAGAAGATTCGGCATCGAGGCAACCCGGTGCTGAGTTGGATGGCCGCAGGAGTGACCGTAGAAACCGGGGCGTTTGAGGACATACGCCCGGTCAAAAAGAAAAGCACCTGCCGTATCGACGGCATCGTGGCGCTCATCTTTGCGTTGGGCGGATGGGAGGCCAACAGCGTGCGAAAGGCCGCAGAGCAAAACTGGGACATCATCAGTCTATGAGCGAAAACGCCCTGGCCGACTTCAAGATGTTCGACATGCGTGGCATTGAGTGGACCGAGTCTTCCACGAGCCGCACGCCGTCTGGCATCCGCGTCAACGCCGACAACTCAATGGCGTGCTCCGCCTACACGGCCTGCATCCGGGTTATCTCTGACGCCGTGTCGGCTCTGCCGCTGCACGTCTATGAGCGGCTGGCCAATGGCGGAAAACAGAAGGCGCCGACGCACCCGGTGTATCGGCTGCTGCACATGCAGCCCAATCCGTGGCAGACAGCCCAGGAGTTTCGGGATTGGATGACCGGCATGTACCTGCACTACGGTGCGTCGTACGCCGAGATCCGCCCAGGTGCTCGAGGTGCCGTATCTGAACTGTGGCCGCTACACAGCAGTCGCATGGAGGTTGAGCGCCTGGAAAACGGCAACCTGCGGTACAAGTACCGCGAGCCAAACGGCAAGCAGACGCTGTACTCGCAGGAGCAGATTTTCTGCCTGCGGTTCACGACAGAGGATGGCGTGCGGCCAATCCCGACGTACACGCTGTTCCGCAACGCCATTGGTCTAGCCCAGGCGTTAGAGGCCCACGGGTCCACGTACTTCGGCAACGGTGCACGTCCTGGCATCGTGCTGGAAAGCGACAACCCGATTCCTGCCGAGGCTGCTGAGAGACTCCGCGAGCAATGGGAACGGATGCACCGTGGTGCAGACCGTGCCTTCCGCACGGCGGTGCTGCCCAACGGCGTGAAGGCCCACGAGCTCAGCGGCAGCAACGAGGCCGCCCAGTTCTTGGAAACTCGGCAGTATCAGGTCATCGAGATCTGCCGGGCGTTCCGCGTTCCACCACACATGATCCAAGACCTGACACGCAGCACCTATAGCAACATCGAAGTTCAGGGGACGGAATTCGTGCAGCACTGCCTGCTGCCGCATCTCAAGCGGTGGGAAGCGGCCATTAGCCGTGACCTGATCGTGGACGACGAGACGTATTTTTCCGAGCACAACGTCAACGGGCTGCTGCGTGGTGACCACACAAGCCGGGCCGCGTACTACGTGTCAGCCCTGCAGAACGGGTGGATGACCGTAAACGAGATCCGCGAGCTTGAGAACCTGAACCCGATTGGGCCGGAAGGCGACAAGCACTTCATTCAGTTGAACATGACGACGCTCGAGCAGGCTGGCGAGCAGCACGACGCTCCGGCATCGCAGGACATGCCGGCCGAGCCGATGGACGGCACGCCAGAGGACAACACAGAGGACACGACGACCACACAGGAGGTGCCAGCAAATGGAAATTGAACGCCGCGACTTCGCCTTTGAGGACACCGACGAACTGGTCATTGAGCAGCGTGCCGATGGCCGCGCTGCCATCGTTGGATATGCCGCCGTTTACAACCGGCTGAGCCTGGACCTGGGCGGCTTTAAGGAAGAGATCCTGCCGGGTGCCTTTGACAAGATCCTGAACCGCCAGCGTGGCAAGGGTGACGTGGTGGCCCTTTTCAACCACGACAGCAACATTGTGCTCGGCCGAACGTCGTCAGGCACGCTGGAGCTGTCGACGGATGACAAGGGGTTGCGGTACGTGGTGACGCCGCCCGTGAGCCGGGCCGACGTGCTGGAGCTTATCCAACGCCGTGACGTGCGCGGCTCGTCATTTGCGTTCACCGTTGGAAAGGACGGCGAGGCATTCCGCACTGGCGAGGATGGCAAGGCTGTGCGGCAGATCCGAGAGGTGAGCGGGCTGTATGACGTTGGGCCCGTACTTGTGCCGGCGTACCCCGCCACCTCCGCTACTGTGGCCATGCGTTCCTACGAAGCGTGGCTTGCTGCCCAGCAGCCTGAGTCACAGCCGGCAGCCGACGTGGTGCGGCGCTCGCTGGTGCGTGATGCGGCAGCGGCCTGGTCCTTGAGGCTTCGCAATGTCTGACGTGCGGTGCACGTGCGGCGAGAAGTTGCGTACACGCTCGAGCCGCCCGTGCGGTGATGAGAGGCAGCGTTATATGCGCTGCCCACGCTGCGGCGCTCGTGGCGTGGTGTTTGTAAAAACAACACTTTCGGAAGTGCGTTACTGCAAGAGGCCGCCGCGTTAGTGGCACCGTGAACTCCAACGGCAATACCGCCGGTGGAGAAAACACGTGGACAACCTCAAGAAGCTGCAGGACGAGGCCGTTAACCTCGCCAACCGGATTGATGCCGTTCGGGCCATTGAGTCCGAGGACGCCGACAAGATCGCCGAGCGCGACCTCGAGCTCGAGACGCTGACCAAGCGGGCCGGCGAAGTCTCCAAGAAAATCGACTTTGAGAAGTCGGTTGCCGAGTCGGCCAAGAGCCTGCGTTCGGTGGTCGAGCGTTGCACGCCTGCCCCCGAGGTTCGTGCCGATGAGCCCAAGGTTCGCATCGAGGCCGTGCCGTACGCCGGCAAGCTGCGTGCGTTCTCCAGCGTCGAGGATGCCTACAAAACCGGCATGTGGCTGAAGGCCAAGTCCGGTGACGTGGACGCCCGCCGGTGGTGCCACGATCACGGCGTCGAGAGCCGTGCCCAGGGTTCGACCGGTTCCACGACTGGTTCGGCGTTCGTGCCAGACGTGCTCGAGGCGACCGTGCTTCGGCTCGTCAATGAGTTCTCTGCGTTCGCGTCCAACGCCATGAACGTGAACATGGCCAGCGACTACGTGCTTTTCCCGAAGCGGACGGCTGGTGCCACGGCGTACTGGATTTCGGAAAACACCGCCATCACGGCGAGCGATCCGACCAGCACCCAGGTGGCGCTGACGGCGAAGAAGGTGACCGGTGCTGTGACGGTTGCGAACGAGCTGCTGCGTGACTCCATCGTGAGCATCGCTGACTGGCTCGCCGCTGAACTGTCGCTGACCCTGTCGCAGGCTGTCGAGACGGTGGCCTTCAACGGCAACCCGTCGAATGCCCCGGCCGTGGCCGGCATTGCGACCGGGTACACGGGCGGCTTGTACGCTTCGACTGGTGCCACCTACGCGGCGTCGCTTGTGACGGCCGCAGGTGACACGCCGGACGAGGTGACCAAGGCCAACCTGCTGAAGATGATGGCGACGCTGCCGCAGCACAGCCAGGCTGGTGCCAAGTGGTTCGTCTCGCCGTTCTTCTTTGCGACCTGCATGCAGAACCTCGACCTTGCCCAGGGCGGGTCGGTTGGCCTGACGCAGGGCATGGGCTTGACGTTCCTTGGAAAGCCTGTCGTGCTGACCGACCAGCTGCCCGCTGGTTCGGATTCGACCGGCGTCATCATGGCCCTGTACGGCGACCTGATGAACTCGTCGATCTACGGTGTCCGCCAGGGCATCGAGATCGCCTCGAGCGACCAGGTCAACTTCCTGTCGGACCAGAGCGTCATTCGGGCCGTGGCCCGCGTGGCGATCAGCCACCACACGCTGGGCAGCGACACCGTCGCCGGCCCGGTCATCGGCCTGGTGGGTGCCTGATCTGACGGCTTGACAGTAGTGCAAAAGTGACGGGCGGCCTGCCATGCGGTGGGCCGCCCGTTCTCTTTTGAGGTACGCATGATTGTCAAAGTCGGCGGCACCGAGGTGGACATCAGGGTGGAAGCCATCCTGTCAATGCCTAGGTTGAGCTTTACGGCCAATCACTTCACCTGGGCCCAGGCACTCATGCCGCTCGGCATCAGGCCAACCATGGGCACGGGTGCGTTCTGGGACCAGGTCAACACGCGGGTGATGGAGCAATTCATCGACAAGGCGGAATACCTGCTCACGATCGACTACGACACGTTCTTCACCAAGGAAGACGTGGAACACCTGTTCGCCATGGCGATGACGTTTCAGTGCGACGCCATTACCGGACTGCAGACGAAGCGGGAAGACGGCCGCCCGATGCTGACGCTGAAGGGC